TTGATGCTAATGGTACCAGTGGAGATTCATACTTCCAAAAAGGTAAATTTGCTGTGTCGGTGTTAGGACCTCAAGTACCAGGTGTACTTGCAGGATAAATATCTATATGGCTAGTATATATAAAGGTTTTTCAACAGTTGGCAGAGAACGCAAGTTTCGTCTCACTGACTTTGAACTAATTAAACAGGACATCATTAATCACTTCTATATCCGTAAAGGTGAAAAATTAATGAGACCAAACTTTGGCACAATCATATGGAATGTGATCAATGAACCTTTAACTGAAGATCTTAGATCAGTGATAGTGGCAGACATTAAAAATGTTGCTTCGTATGACCCAAGAGTATCAATGGATAATGTCATTGTTACAGAATTTTCACAAGGCATACAGGTAGAGCTTGAACTACGCTATCTTTCAACAAATCAAACTAACGTAATGCGCCTACAGTTTGATAATCAAACCAGCACAATCACAGCGATATAATTAAAACAGCAGTTAATTTATTCTGATAAATACAATATCAGGAGATATTATATCGATGGCTATTACTACAAGACAAAACAGTTTATTAGTTTCAGAAGATTGGACCCGTGTCTATCAAACATTTAGAAATGCTGATTTCCAGAGTTATGATTATGAAACTCTGCGTAAGTCAATGGTGGACTACCTTCGTCTTTACTATCCAGAAGACTTCAACGACTTTATTGAATCAAGTGAATTCATTGCACTGATTGATCTGGTAGCATTCCTAGGACAGAGTCTTGCTTTCCGTGGTGACTTAAATGCTCGTGAAAACTTCATTGACACAGCACAGCGTAGAGATTCAGTTTTAAAACTAGCCAAGTTAATTAGTTATAATCCTAAACGTAATATTCCTGCTAATGGATTATTAAAGATAGATTCAGTTAGTACAACTGAAACAATATTTGACAGCAACGGCTTAAATCTTGCAGGTCTGGTCATTAACTGGGCAGACGGTGCCAACGACAACTGGCAAGAACAATTTAATGCTGTACTAAATGCCAGCCTTAACTCAACACAGTCAATTGGTAAGCCATCAAACAGTGCTACCTTAAATGGAATTCTTAATCAAGAGTATCAGATTAATTTAATTCCTAATTTGACAGCAACGTTTGCGTTTAGCTCAGCCGTTGAAGGTGTACAAACATCATTTGAAATGGTAAGTCCAACATCAGCAGGTAAAACATATATCTATGAAGTTGATCCAAAACCAAATTCATCATTTAATATATTATACAAAAATGATAATCTTGGTAATGGCAGTAACAATACTGGATTCTTTACCTATTTCAAACAGGGCGGACTACAGAGTTTAGACATTAACTTCCAAGAAAGTATACCTAACAGAGTTTTTGCATTAAATGTAAACAATGTCAACAACACTGATGTTTGGTTATATAAATTAGATCAAAATGGAAGAATAGATACTAAATGGGAAGCCGTTCCAGCAGTTGGTGCTACAAATATTATATACAATACAGAAACAAATAAAAATCTGTACCAAGTCAACTCACGTGCCAATGATCAAATTGACCTAGTGTTTGGCGATGGGTCATTTTCTAATATTCCACAAGGAAGATTTAGATTATACTACAGAGTATCAAACGGACTGACATACAAAATTACGCCTAATGAAATGAGAGGAATTGTAATTCCTATTAACTATGTCAGCAGACAGGGCAGAACTGAAACGATAAACATACGAGCAAGTTTACAATACACAGTGACTAATGCTATATCCAGAGAAACAATGGATGAAGTTAGACAGAAAGCCCCACAACAGTATTATACTCAAAACAGAATGATCACAGGAGAGGACTATAATATCCTTCCTTACACACTGTTCAACAGTATACTAAAAGTTAAATCAGTAAACAGATCATCAAGTGGTATTTCAAGATACCTTGACGTATTAGACAACACTGGAAAATATTCTAGCACAAATATATTCTGTCAAGATGGCATGTTGTACAAAGACGAAACACTGGATTCATTTAGTTTCAGTTTTAACACTGTCAGTGACATTTACAAAGTTATCGGAAATCAAATAATTCCGCTCCTGGCAGAAAAAGAAACACTGCAATATTTTTATTCAAACTATGCACAAATAGGTGTAACAAATACTTACTGGAACAAGTCATTGGATGATGCTGGTATAACTGGTTACTTCTATGATGATCTATCTAAAATTCTACAAGTTGGATCTTATGTTAGTGACAGTAAAAAATATATAAAACAAGGTTCTATAGTTAAATTTTCCGCAGGTGATGGCAAGTACTTTGATTCACGTAATACTATACAGACAGGATCTCCATCAGTAAATGGTGACAAAAACTATATCTATGCTGAAATAGTTGAAGTGTTAGCAGATGGCACTAATGGTGGTCTAGGTAATTTAACAAATGGCAGTGGACCAATTAAATTAAATCAAGTAGTACCAACAGGTGCTCAAGCAATACAGGTATTCCCTACATTTAATAATCTGTTACCAACAGCAGTGCAGACACAGATGGTTGAATACATACAGACCTATAAAGATTTTGGTCTTAGATATGATGTAACTAATTCAGTTTGGAAAGTGATTGCTCCTGAAGATCTTAACACTGGCAGTTTTAGTTTGTCTTATGCAGGCAATACATCATCTGGTGCATTAGATTCAAGTTGGTTAATTAGATTACAGGCCAGTGGCCAAACGTATACAACCTACTACAGAGGTTTGAGATATGTATTTGAAAGTGTAAGAGAAACTAATTTTTATTTTGATGATCAGGTTAAAATATATGACACTACCAGTGGTATTATTGTGCGTGATCAAATTAATGTACTCAAGACTAATACTAACCCAAATGATTCAACCCCATTGGGATTAGATTATACATGGCACGTTTACAACAACATTGTTGAATCAGATGGTTACAGCAATCCAAATAAAATATTAGTTACGTTTCCAGATGTAAATGATGATGGTGTACCAGACAACCCTGAACTATTTGAATTATTAGTTGACCCAACAACAAATTTAAATAGAAAATATGTCTATTTCCAAAATACATTTGGATATGATAATTTTGTTATACAGACTCCTGTTAGCAATACCAATATAGTCAGTATATACGACTCTATTACAGCATTAGAAACTGCTAAAACACTTTATCAAAATGGTCAAATATTTTATATTCCATCAACCGATAAATTTTATACACTGTCTATATCAGGTGCACAATACAATTTAAACTTAACAACTGGGTACACAGCAAAAGTTGGTAGACAAGATTTATATTTCCAATACAGACACAGTTCACCTAACAATAGAAGAATTGATCCTAGTCCAAACAACATTATTGATTTTTATATAATGACCAAATCTTATGCCACTGATTATCTTGCATGGGTTCAGGATACTACTGGAACATTAACACAACCAGTACAACCAACACCAGAAGAACTTGGTTCAGAGTATAGTGAGTTAGAAGACTACAAGTCAGTGTCAGACACAGTCATTTACAATCCTGCTAAGTTTAAACCAATATTTGGTGACAAGGCGGATCCGTTATTACGTGCTACATTTAAAGTGGTTAAAAATCCAAATGTAGTAATCAGCGACAATGACGTTAAGACATCTGTAATTTCTGCAATTAATCAATATTTTAATATTGAGAATTGGGACTTTGGAGAAACATTTTATTTTAGTGAACTAAGTTCATATCTGCATACGCAACTGGCTCCAACCATATCTAGTGTTACTATAGTACCTAGCAGTGCTACAGAAACATTTGGTAGTCTATTGCAGATCAATGCAGAGTTTAATGAAATTATAGTTAGTGCGGCCACGGTGGATAATGTGCAGATTATTAGTGCAATTACTGCGGCTCAACTTAATCAAACAGTACAGGCTTAATGAGTAAAGGAAGATAATGGCCAAAAGACAGAGCAAAAATTTACTCCCAGGAGTATTTCAAACCCCAGTCAATGAGAAACTTCTCAATGCCACTGTTGATCAGTTGATCAGCGAACCTAATCTGAAAGAACTTTTTGGATATATTGGTCGTCAATTTGCACCAACTTATAAATCTGGTGACAGTTACATTAAAGAAGTTTCAGCTGATAGGCAAAACTATCAACTAGAACCAGCAACACTGATTAAGAACAGTGAAGGCGAAACTACTTTCTTTTCAAGTTACATAGACTTCTTAAACAAAATCAAATACTATGGTGGCAACACATCTAACCAAAGTAGATTATTTTCCAGTGAATATTATTCCTTTGATCCTAAAATATCTTTTGACAAGTTTGTAAACTTTGGCCAATACTATTGGTTA